TTTCTCTCCATGGTCAAACTCTTTTTGTCTCTAATTTATTTTCTTGGGGCCCTCAGAGGAAATTCGTTTTTTGCATCTTCGAATTCCTAATTTTTTTTCTTGGGCTCCTCAGTGGGCCATTACTTTTTTCCAGGTCTCTTGCTAGGCTTATAGCTAACCCTACTGGTCTTGCTACTGAACTTCCCAGTCTTCTTATTGAGGGTGCGTGTCGTTCGGATGTTGCCATTCTGTACGATCTGTTTCTCAAACAATCTGCTCATGATGGTATCACTTTAGGATGGGTACTTGTTTCGCAATCTCCCGATATCCTCTAGCAGTCGGGTGAACACGGTCAGGGCTTGTTTCAGCATTCTTTGCATCGATCAGGTAATCTCCATTGTCTTTGGCAATATCTTTGATGGCAAGTCGAGCCACTTGATTCACATTGGGTAGAACCCAAAAGACTCGTTTGGCATTGATAGTCTTGCGGAATTTTCGTAGGACATCATACTGTATTGGGGCTGGTCCTGAATCATTCGACCCTAGAGAGATCAGTACGGTGTCACTGGACCACTTGTCGGATCTCATATAGAAGGCATGGGTAGTAATGCCTACCTGAGCATGGGCTTCACATTGAGGAAGGTTCTGTGCAATCCCTACTGCAAGGGAATCACCAAGAATCATGCAATCCATTTGTTACTCCTTTTATGCTGCGGTGCAATACGGCACAATAAATAACTGATATGATCTATTGTACACTAAAAGAGGAAGAAATGCAACAACTATTTGGTAAAATAACCGAAAAACTGGTCCAGTATCTCAATGTCAACACTTATGCAATGCAGATGGAAGACTACATTCTATCCAAAAACATACAGTGTGTATCTGATGTGGAATACTGGACCAGAGAGTACGAAAGAGAGTTCTCTACTCAGTCAGAAGGGTTGGTGTAGTCTTACCCATAAACGCTTCGGCTATCTCCCTTGCTTCGTTTATCGAGAACACAGATACTGCATGGGTGAACTGGTTTCGGTTATAGAAGTTGACCTTGTAGATACGGTTCAATGTCTGAATCTCGCATCGAAAGTCACCTTTTTGGAATGATTCTACTACTGTCTCGTAAAACATATGGTTCTCCTATGGGCCTATGAAATCATGTTGATGAAGCGGTTGAGTACAACTCGACTGGTTTTCCTACTCATCGAAAACTTGCTGAATGCAGTGGCAATCGAACGAATGGATGCATCGTCTTTTACCGTGAATTCTTCTACAGTATCTATTGCATCACTCTTAAGGATATAGTATTCATCAAAACCAGCAGAAGTGACAATTATGTATTTGTCTTTGCGGAAATCAGCCCTCAACTGCTTGTATTTTTCATCCGAAATCTTTTCTTTATCGGTATTGAAGTACCGTAATACAGCACCAAATTCACGGGTCCGCAAGATATAGAATCCAACGATATTGCAATTAGTCCGAGCCTTCAACAGTTTTACATATGCAGCAGTCAACTGATCCGAGTTGTCAAAATCTGAAACAAGTGCTTCAGCCTTTGATACAGGATCACAGATCACCAAAGAACGGCGAGAAGACATTTCTTGGTATTTTACACCAAAGATGTTTTTGTTGGCTTGCCCTGCGCCATCAGTCAGGAAAACGGTATTCACAACTTGCAGACGATAATCTTTCTGAAACTTGGGAACGATATCCATTGCAGCAACGATAGCTTCATTCAGAGGCGTACCATGAAGTTCCATGAAATCAGGTCGTGCAAGTCGATTCTCATTCCAAGCCAACAGATACCCTGCTGCACTGGCAAATTCAGATGCAGACATTTTGCTTGATAGCAGGTTCATCAAATGGAACGGCAAAAGATTGATATTGCCATCTCGATAAAAATGTTCATATCGTATATCCAGCTTGCGAGGGTGCCCATAGAGTGAGAGACGTTCTCCAGCAATAGTAGAGAATGCATACACTTCATAAGGGATCTTCACACTCTTGCAGAACATCACAAGGTTCAGCAATTGACGGATCGTTTCGACAAGATAATCAGACATCGAACCAGACCAATCAAGGAACATCACCAACCCATGTGATTTTCCATCAGGAACAATCGCAGCCTTCTTGAAGATATCTTCACTGAAATTGTAAGAAAAAATTCTGTTCATGTTCAGATCACCAGTCTTGGCGATAGAAACCCGCTTCATTTGGTTTGCATTCTTGCGAAGTTCAAACTCTTTCACAAGATATGAAACGATGCTCTTTGAATCTTCACGAAACTTCTTGAACTCTTCTACCTTGTTTTTTTCAATTTCATTTACCATAGAACTTCCATACAGATTGGAAATATAATTCAGGTTGTGTTGGTACTCAGACCAAATCACCTTGTGATCTATGATAATCTTTTTCATGGGCAGCTTTGGAATAGTTGCATAGTAGTAATTCTTTGATTCTTCTGAAAAAAGTTTACTTTCGTTCTTGCGATATTCTTCATCGGTGATAGAACGAATTTCTTCTTTATTCTTGCCAACTTTTCCACCTTCGTTACCTTCAGAAACTTTTTCTCCTGATTCATCGCCTTCTGATTTATCAGAGTTGCCATCCTTTGATTCTTTGTCTTCATTTTTTTCTGAATCAGAAGAATCGCCTTCTCCATCTTCAGCATCATCCTCAGATTCCTCACTTCGAATTTTTAGAATATCAGAGTCGGATTCATCTTCTGAATCATCATCAACGAATTCAAAATCATAGTCTTCAAAATCACCATCCAAATCAGTCTGAACATATTCAAACTTTTTATCGTCTTCTTCCTGTTCTTCTTCAAGGCGTTGCATGACCTTCTTGTACACTTCAAGAACATCTTCAAAGGTCTGAGTGTTCTCCACTTCACGCAGAATGACCTTTTCNTCATCGGTNAATGAAATGTTCANGTCNGCACCAACCTTGCAATACAGGTTGATACGGTCAATGAAGTTGAGTTTGTCCAAATCTTTGTTCATGACACCAAAAAAGTCTCGGTGCATCAGGTCTTTGTAGCCATTGAAGAAGGAATGGCGCAGACCAGGATACTTCATCTTGATCTTGCGTTCAATCCGAGAATCCTCAAGCAGGTTGATGACAGACTTGTTGAGTTTTTGTTTTTGCAATGCATCAAGAAGACCTTCAAGAGGTGTATAAAGTGCATGGCCTACTTCGTGACCCATGAAAAGGTCATACAAATCTGAACTGATGTTCTTATCCAAGATCGGAACAACCAGAACCCGATTTCTGATATCAAAGGATGCAGTGGCAACCTTGCGTTGTTCGATGCGGAGATTCTCGGTTGCCATCAGTTTGGCAAGAATTGACTTAGAATTGATAAGGTCCATGTGATTTCCTAGTGAATATAGTGCTATTGTACACTAATTTTCATCAGTTGTCAAGTTTATTTTCAGTGAGATACAGCAATCCTTCTCGGATTTCAAGATTCAGAACAGTTCCGTCTTCCCAACCCATAGATTCTATCAACCCAGGCGGAAAAATTAACATTCCATCACCTGTTCCGTCATTGGTATCAACAATTTTTGTAGTAAATGTGATTTTATCCATTTTGAGTACGAATAATTTCGTAATTTACCAATGTTTTTTGATGTTGAGACATGACGGCCCACTTTTTTACTACTTCCGTGAGCAATTGCCAAGGTTCTGGTTGTTTTTCTTCACTGTAAAGTTCAGGATTCTGAATATCCGTTTGCATAATGTGATTTCCTTTAGATTATCGACGCATGGATGCAATATCCTTAGCTTGCTCGTCAGTAAAAACGGGCACAGCATTGGATTTATGCATGGTTGCAATACCTTTCATAGCGGTTCCAGTGTAAACCTTCGGTGCCGACTTGGTGGCAGTACCAATTCCGGTATCTAGAGATTGGTATTTCTGAGTTTCACGCACATATACACCACAGACAACAAGATCAGAGCCATTGGCTTTGGATTTAGACTTTTTCTTGTTGGAAGAAAAGTTTGTAGACATGGACTCAACAGATTTGAGCCATTCCTGATATTGTTCTCGTTGCTTTTTGGGGATTTTGCGTGGTTTTGACTTTTGAACTCGACCGTGTATGAACATAGTGAAACTCCATGTAAGGAGTTGTATTATACACTAGTCGAGTTCGTTTGTCAAGACTTATTTTCGTTGTTTTTCATATTCCTGTGTAGGCTCAGTATCATATGATTCAAAATAAGCCATTCGTTTAGCATTTTGAGTCTGTTTTTGCTTTTGCTTTCTTTCGTAAAAGTTTCGCTTGTTACGATCATCTTCATAATCACGTTCTCGACGGAACTTACCTACAAACTTCGACACTTTAAAAAACTCCTGTTAGTTAACAAACATCTTGGGAAATGCTGCTTGTACAAACTTCAAATCCAGACCTTTAACGCCAAAATCTTTATTGAAGATACCCATTACAACTTCTGCTTCTCTTGGTTCCAAACCTTCCAACAATTCTACTAGAAGTTGCTCTCGCTTTTTCTCAGTCAGCTTGTCGGCAGTTGGATTTCCTTTTTGGAACATATAAAGTTTTCTCAATTCAGTAGACAACTTAGCATAACTCATTCCAGCAGGAATATTTTTGACCTTAAATTGTTCAGGAACTTCCTTGATGTACCATTGAAAGCGTTCATCAAACCCTAGTCTAAGGACTTCAGATAGAGTTTTTGAAAGATTCTTTCCAATAACTTCCAATCTCTCTTTATTGTTCTTTGCATTTTCAAATTCATCAAAAACTTCATAGATATTTTTCATTAGAATTCCTCAATTACGTCCATCAGGTTTTTAAGTTTCTTTTCAATAAAGTAGTTCAGCATCTTTTGTTTTGTTGCTGGTTTTACTTCATCAAAAGTATTTATGATTTTATGCTTTATTTCAGCAGGGATCTTAGATAGGTCGATCAACATCTCATTACGAATGAAACCCTCTTGCAGTGATGTAGGCCACTGTTGGAAGTCTTCCTTGAGTAGTTTATCGAATACACCTTTGGTGATGGGCTTTTGTCTCATTTCATTGACAAAACAGTCAGCAGGTGAATAGATGTTGGGAATTCCATCACCTTTATCACCACGAATGATCTTTTCTTTCAGATCAGAAACAGGATCCAATGACTTGATGTATTTCTTTTGTGCAGGATTATACTGACATATTTCATACTTGGCATTCTTGTTATGCCGTTGAAGTTGAATGAAATCTCCGTCACTAGAGAGAATCAAAACATTCTCATGTGCAACATATCGAGGGGCGAGTGTTCCGATAATATCATCGGCCTCTGCACCCTCAACATCAATCACCTTGTATGGAAAATTATCTTTTAGTTCTTGTTTGAACTTGGCCAGCATCTCAAAGATATGATGCCAATCAAGATCCGACTTTTCACGGGCTTTCTTTCGACCCGCTTTATAGAAGGGGAATGCATCTTTCCTCCAATACTTCCGATTATCACAACATAGAACAACATCACCATAATCTTTACGGAAAGTTTTGATGTTCATGCGGAGAGTATTCAACACCATGTGTCGAATTAGGTCTTCTTCTAGTTCTACCTTCTGATTGGAGATTTGAGCCATCAGACCGGCTAGAAGAACTTGATTTAGATCAACAAGAATCATTATGTAACTTCTTTTGTTAGAGAAACTCTATGTTAACACGATTGAGTCAGATTGTCAAACAGTTTTTGTGATATCGCATCGGATGTGGTAGTTTTCCTAAAAATGGCACCATACCAATCTTGTTCCATCAACATTGACAAGTAATCTACCGGAGAAGTCAGAATTGCATCATACCTGTCCAGTTGTTCGATGATTTCTCCATTCTCTTTGAACAAGATAATGTGATAGCAATCACCGGTATCATTGTAATCCAATTTCTCACCAGGATCCTTATATGAATTGCCTTGTATCAATATTTGATGTTCTTTTTCACCTGGAAAGAAAGTGAATACATCATAATTACCCTGTTTCATCTCTTTTAGAATTTCATTCATTATTCTTTACCGAATCCAATAAAAAGTTTGATGATCACATACTCTTATTTTTTGTGGATCAACATTCATTTCAGGAACAAAGATTGAAAGTGCTCTTTGTACTCCATGTGAGAATGCATCATGACCAGCAAAAATTCCACCAATCTTCACCTTATTGTAATAATTCCTAAAATCTTTTATCACAGCATCATAGTTATGGTCACCGTCAATAAAAATGTAATCTAAAGAATGATCTGGAATATCATTGAGTGCATCATCAGAAGTCTTGTGGATGAAAACAATTCGTTCTTTATATTTCTCAATATTATTCAGAAAGGTTGATTTAATTCTATCTTGCAGTTCTTGTGTGACGAATTCACCACCAGTAATTCTGTCATCATATGGTGAATAAGGATCAACAGCATATAATGTTTTGATGTTGGGTAGATGGTCTAAAAAATAAACAACATTTATACCTAAATTTGTTCCAATTTCACATCCAACAATATCATCACCTAATTTTTTAATTTCTGGAACTAAACCCATTGCTGAAGTCCATGGAATTGGCCATTTACCAACAGCCTTCATCTCTTCAATAGGCATAAACAAATCATAACTCATAATTATTCCTTTTCACTTTTGTAAATTTTTGATATGTGATTTTCTCACTCTCACCATAATCCAGCTATTGTAATAGTCATCATTTTCCATGACACCATTTACAAATTGTTCCTTTGCTTCAAGATAACTGCATTCACCTTTAGACTTACAGAGATGTAGTATTTCTCTCTTGAAGTTTTCTTTGCCATGCTGAAGAACATCTTTTTGGAGTTCTTCGTTACTTCCATAATAAGTTGGCCAATCAGAAGGAACTTTGATTCGTTTCTTTTTACCTTTGACCTGTTTGGTTTTAGTAAAATAGAAAAGTTTCTTTCCGATATATTTCCGATTGGTGATAAGGTTTGTTATTATGTAAACAAAACCATAACTATCACCAATCAGAGTTTCATCAAATTCAATGTTATTGTATAACCAGTCTATTCCCATTTCGAGTCGTTCTCATCAAAGATATCATCATCTATATATTCTTCAGTGATATCTTCAATGCGCTCGCCACAAAAAGGGCAATGTTCAGGATAATCCTGTGATACTAGTTCTTCTGCATATTGTATGACAAAGGTCGATTCACATTCGCTGCATTCTCCTGTAACTTCTTTATCCATGTTAACATCTCCTATTTTACCCAAATATCAAACATATATTTNGATATAGTTACGCTATTATTTACCAACATCTTTGCAAAAGCAGTCTGTTGATCAATAAAATCGTTTGCTGATTTATTCAAGACGGTATCAGTAATTATTCGATTTGTTAAATCTCTTTTACATGACTGGAAAGAGTCAATGAAAAATTCGATGTTAAAAGTTGGTAAATAGCTATAGAACATTTTTTTCCTTTAATTTGCCCAAACATCTGACCAATCTCCAGATAGTGCTCCTTTCGCATAATCGGTTGCTCGATTCTCAAAGAAATTGGTGTGTGTAGGTGCGTTGATCATTTCCTCAACCCAAGGCAGAGGATTCCTTTTCACTTTAAATACACCCTTGAGTCCAAGAGAAATCAATCGGCGGTCTGCAATATAACGAATATACTTTTTTACATCTTCCGAAGTAAGATTTTCCATCTCTCCCATAGAGAAAGCGAGATCAATGAACTTGTCTTCCAGTTCAACCATTCTTTCAGCAATTGTGTAGATTCTTGATTTGAGTTCATCAGTCCAAATTTCTCTATTCTCTTCTATGTATGTCCGAAACAATTTAATCATCGATTCACAATGTTGAGTCTCATCGACAATTGACCAGGTAACAATCTGACCCATACCCTTCATTTTACCGTGTCGAGGAAAATTCAACAACATGATGAATGAAGAGAACAATTGCATACCTTCAGTAAATGCAGAGAACACGGCGATATGCGTAGCCGTATTTTCTTTTGTTGTATTCTGCTTTGAAATGTCGAGAACATAATCATGCTTCTCTTTCATCTCAGCATACTCTAGGAACTCGTTATAAGTGGTCTCAGGCAGACCCAAAGTCTCGATCAAGTGTGAGTATGCAGCAACATGAAGGGCTTCTCTGGCAGCGAATCCAAGAAGCATCATGCGTACTTCTGGTTGAGGGAAATACGGCAGATAATTTGCCACATAGCCACCAGCAACGTCAATATCACCTTGTGTAAAGAAACGGAAGATATTTGTCAGAAAATGCTTTTCTTCTTTGGTTAGCTTCTTCTTCCAATCTTTGACATCCTCAAGCATAGGTACTTCAGTATGGAGCCAATGTGATTGCTCATGCTTCAACCATGCGTCAAACGCCCAAGGATAATTGAAAGGTTTAAGATAATCTCGACCTTCAGTTAAATTCAAATCAGTCTTCTTAATCATGCGTTGACCCATTCTTCGATTTCTTCAGGTGACTTAACACCAACCAATCTTTTTTCATCACCATTCTTGTTTAGTACAAGTGTAGGTACAGATCGAATACCATATTGTACAGCAACTTCTTCATGGACATCAATNTCNACCACTTCAATAGGAATATTCAACTTAGCTTTTTCTAAGTTCTTTGCCAGTGTTTTACATGGCTGACACCATGATGCTGTAAATCTTATCAGTTTCATATTATCCCTCACAAGCGATACAATCGTTACCCTGAGCAATCTGTGTCATGTCCAACTCTTTGATGACTTCTCGCTCAATCTTCTTTGATACTTTGTCTGCTTTACCGATCTTCTCTGAACGGCAGTAATACAATGTCTTGATTCCTTTTTTCCATGCCATAAAGTGAATGGCATGAAGATACTTGATATTAACATCAGGCCTAAAGAATACATTAAGTGACTGTGCTTGGTCAATATATTCTTGACGATCTGCTGCAAGATCAATCACCCATCGCTGATCAATTTCCATTGAAGTCTTGAATACATCTTTTTCATAATCAGTAAGGATTGAAAGATGTTGTACTGAACCATCATTTGCGATAATCGATGACCAGATATCAGGCAATTCATCTTCAAACATAACTTTCTTTCTCAGCAATGCATCAAGCCACTTGTTTTTGTTCAACGAAGAACCCGAAAGAGTATCCTGCCGATAAGCGTTGGCGCGATAAGGTTCAATGCTAGGAGAAGTATTGCCCATGATAATGGAAGAAGAAGCATTGGGAGCAATAGCCATGAGATGACTAAAGCGAAGCCCAGTACCCATTGCATCCGGCGCTTCACCTCTCTCGGCACCCAATTGAAGATTCGCTTCATCTAGCCCACTCCTTATCAGCTTGAAGATTTTCTTATTTGCAACTTTAGCCATGACTCCCTCAAATGGAATACCATTTTTTTGCAAATACGCATGAAAGCCAAGAGCACCAACACCAATCGATCTTTCAAGATAAGCAGAGTTTCTAGCGCGAGCAATGGTATCAGGAGCGTTATCAATAAAATATTGCAAAACATTGTCCAACATTTCAGCAACATCTTTAAGAAAAAGTGGTTCATTTTTCCACTCATCAAAATTCTCCAAGTTCAAACTTGACAAACAGCAAACGGCAGTTCTCTCTTCATTTGTAGGAAGAATAATCTCTGAACAAAGATTTGACTGATTGATCTTTAGACCTTTGTCCTTAAGCCATTGAGGCATCATTCGATTACTTGTGTCGATATAGTGAATATATGGCTCACCAGTATGCATACGAAGTTCTAGAATCATTTGCCACAGATTCTTTGCAGAAACAACTTCTCTCACTTCACCTGAATGTGGATCTTTCAATTCCCACGAATCATCAACATTAGGATCCAACATACTTTTCTCGATGATCTGCATGAAGTCATCTGTGATATTGATGCCATGATGGAGATTCATACAACGAACATTTGGATCGCCAGTTGGCTTACGCATCTCTAAGAAAGATATGATATCTGGATGAGATATGTCAAGGTAAGCTGCATAGCTACCACGGCGAGTCCTACCCTGACGATAAGCCAAAGATGATGCATCGTAAATCTTGAGGTGCGGCATGACTCCTGTAGATTTATCGCCTGAGCTGCGAATACCAAAACCAACGCCAACTCCGCCACCAAGCATAGACAGCCAATTAGTTTCTGATAGATTATCAACTAGTCCCTCCGCAGTGTCTTCAATGTAGTTAAGAAAACACGATATTGGCATTCCCCTCTTTGATCTTCCAAACGAAAGGATAGGAGTAGAGTATGACAACCAGTGTTTACTGGAATAATCATACAATCTCTGTGCGTGTTCTGCATTACTTCCAAATGCCTTAGAAACAAAAGCAAAACGGTGCTGAGGAGACTCTTCATCGTCTTTCATATAACTTTCTCTGAGTCTCTTGATTCCCAAATCATCAAAAAGTTTGTCTCTTTCTAAATCAATTTTAATTCCTAGATATTCTTGTTGCATTTTTCAAAAACCTTTTCAATGTCAGGGGGTGAGTATGTATCTGGCTTCAAAACCTTCCCATCTTCACGTTTAAGAACCTTACCGTTTTCACTAATCTTGCTGAGATTGCTTCGACCAACTTCAAACCAAACTTCTTGGTTTGGAATATCAAGAGTGTGTTCAAGACCTTCGATAACCCATTTGAGATCCGCACAGGCGTCCGCAATTTCTATCAAATCTTTATTAGTATATGCTTCTAACAATTCGTCGAATTCTTCTTTAACAAGTCTCAAATAAAGATCAGACTGTGATCCAAATCCTCTTTCATTTTGATCACAAGCGTCCATAAAAACTTTAACATCATTAAAACTATTCACTGATAAACTCCTTAATCATAGGGAAAATTGGTTCAATCGCATTAGCACAATGAATGGCAATTTCACGGTGTTCTTGTTGAGTTCCATTGGCGGAACGTAGTTGTATGTAGTGAATCCAAGAACGAAGTGTTCCATTCATATAGATTCTTGATGGCGTCATTCCTTCAGGAAGAACAACTCGGGCCTGTTCTTTTGCAATACCCTTTTCTAATGCCCACTCATATGCCCATTGTGTTGCATTNTGNACACTATCTTGAACATTNCTCCATTCTCTCATCAATTCTTNATCATCTGTAACAACACTATTNTGACGATTCTTGTTATCTTGAAGTCTAGCATCTCTGAACACCATAGGTTCTGCAACCTTTGCATAACGCTGACTAAACTCTTGAAATGAGAATGATCGGTGCCGAAGGATTTGTCGAGCGATATCCCTCGTTGTTTGGATATCAAGACAAACACTTACCATTTCAAATGGAGACCAGTGCTGATTTTTAATTAGATAGCGAATCAGTCGATCTGATGTATCCATATTATTTTGGTTTGCTGGGTTAGAAACCCGTGCAACATAAGATACTTGTTCTGTCAGAGACAACCCTGATGCACTTTGTGTATACGAAATCAAATTAACAGTCATATTATACCTTTTTCCAGTTGATAAATTCCATTTTTGCTCTCAGATTAACATGAGTATGTTTATCCATTATATCACTTAATTCTTCACTGTCAAATCCTGCAAGAATCATTTCATTGATATCTTTTTCTTTGATCATTTCTGGCCAAATTACGATATTGAAATGATTATCTATTGCATGATCCATCAGCTTTACTATTTCTTTGTTCCTTGGTTCATTATCAAATACCAACACAAGTTTAGACTTATCGATGTAACTAACAGCAGATTCCAAAGAAGAACTGGCAACTGCTATAGAGTTGGGAATAAACATAGAGTCAATAGGTCCTTCAAACACATAAACCTTTTCATTCTCNTNTATCTTATTCAGTCCAAAAAGTCTTGGAACATCGTCCATTAGCTTGATTGTGATGTANCGTATCTTTGAATCACCTAGGGCACGGCCTTGAAANCCAGTCAGGTTCCCTTGCTTNTCATGAAAAGGNATNACAAGTCTCCTATCATTTTCCATCAGATTATCTTTTTCAACACCAATCGAATCAACGAAAGCCTTGAAATCTTCTGCATAGTATAGATTGGAAAACATAGATTCTGGAATCTTTCTGCCCATCACATATGTTTTTGCAAAATGTTCTTCAGATAGTGATTCTATCGAAGGAAGATCCATCTTTTTTACAAATACTGGTTGAATCTTGGCTTCTGAAAAAGTTGGTTCAGATGAATTCGTATTTGCAGAATTCTTATACCTTTCTAGACTATATTCTTCTAGAAGTTTAGGATCAACCTGTTTTAGGAAATTATAGAATGTAGTGCTTGCGTGGCAATTATGGCACATATAGAAATAGTCATTCTTTTTTCTATAGATGTAGCCACGGCATTTGCTTTTGTTCTTCTGTGAATCACCGCACAAAGGGCACCGAAAGTTGTACAGATCATCTTTCTTTTTGGTGAACTTTTGGAGTTTGGGTGAAACTTGAAGGAGGAAATTTCTATCAATGAAAACGCTCATAATGATCCATAGGTAAAGTTATTTTGCTAACAACTTTTCTATGATATCAAAATTAACATGAGAAATCAACCATGAAATTACAACTATACCGCCGGCTACCATCCACTTCCATTGCAGAAGTTTATCAAGTGATTCTTTTTCTTTTATGTTGTGGTCCGTTATCTCTCTACGAAGTGCCTTCATTTCATTCATGATGGCTATTTCAGTACCATGCAACTTATTGATAACGGTATCAATACGCTCATGGATTTCTTTGATATCTGTTTCTGTTTCTTTTTTACGAAAATCCATGTCAGTATACACCTTTGCAATATGCCTATCATGCTGATCAACCAATTTATCAATGATGATATCCAACTTTCCACAAATAGTAGAAAGCAGGTCTACTTGATTCTTGAGAACACCAACATCAACTTTGAGTTGGGTGATACCATCATTGTCTGACATTATTTTTTAACAGGAACTTTTGTTCCTTCCAACTTCTCATGTACTTTTACATCTTTGCAGACTTGAACAGTTTTACCTTTGACTTCTTTGTCGTGGCAAACCTTTTTTGTTTCTGCTGCGTATACGTTTGTACTCAAAAGAGTGATAGCAACGATTGCAAGAGCCTTTTTCATTTATGTCTCCTAGATAGCGGGCTGTGGTGCCATTGGAACAGGAATTTTTGTGTTATATGCTAATGGTGTATCTATTAATGTTGTATTTGGTGTCTGTACAGTAGGATTATAAGTTCCACCGGG